TGTCCAAGTACTAGCAGAGTTTAATTTAAACTGGAATTGTGCAGTTGCTTGTATTGCTGTACCTGTAAAAAGTGCAGGAGCAGAAAAAGCGTCATTCATTATAAGTTCTAAGAAAGTGTCTTCACCTTCATGCTCGTACCCACTTCCCCCATCATTTAAAGATTTTATGTATTCTTGTTCTCCTAAATATCCTGTTTGTCCTAAAGTTTCTGTATCAACGCTATCATAGTAACCTCCGGTTTGTCCTGTTCTTGTTCCTATAGCGTTCCAGACTTCTTGAGCTAAACTATCTACTTTTACTGTTCCTGCCGCTAATTTGGTAGCTGTTAACTCCCCTACAATAGTTGCATCAGTAACTAGTAGTGTATTTGCGCTTACAGTGCCTGATACTTCTGTAGTAGTTCCATCAAATGAAAGATAATTATCAGCTTTACCAAATACAAACTTACCGCTCTCTAAATCTATAAAGGCTCCGTTTTCGTTATTTACAGGTATATTAGTATCTGGAGCAGCTCTTGTAAATATAGTTGTAGGAATAGGATTTGTTACATCTGCTCTAATTGATCCTCCAAATATTGTTCCTTTAAAGTTTGCGTTACCTGATGTATCAATATAGAATTCTTTTGCATGTATTGAACCACCACTATCTGAGCTTATTGTTATACCTGTTGTTGTATAATCTGTTACATCTTTTGTACCTGAGAAAATAGAAGTATTATCTATAGTCCAACCACCTATATCACCTGTAGAAGCTGTTATATTTCCTGTTATAGTGGCATTTGTTGCTGTTAAAGCTCCTCCTTGTGTTACTTTGAAAGGCGCATTAGCTTTATTCGCTACATTAGCTCCAGCATATATACGTAGTGCATTGTCGCCTGTTCCTGTTCCATCTAGTACTGCTTGTTTATTTGAGTCGTCTGCACCTGCAATAATTTGAGTATCAGATCTAATCTTGTCACCTTCTATCGTACCATCAACTAGTAAGTCTCCAGTCATAAAATTGGCTATTTCGCTAAAGGTATTATTTGAGAATTTGTAAGATTTACTTGCTGTAGGAGTTGCTGCTGTATTTACAACAATAAGTATATCTCCTTCCTGTGGGAATCTACCAAACTGAGTTTTGAATGCGTCAATACTTAGTGCATTTGTATTTGAAGTGTTCTCATGATGAAAATATCCCAAACTTTCTGTTCCTTCTAAATACTTTTCTTCTAGTGTATAAGTTGAGCCGTCATAAGATACTTTTGCTAAAATAACATCTGAAATAGGATCTGGTTTAAAAGAAAGTTTACTAACTGTAACAGAGGAGTAATCTCTAGGTAATCCATCAACGATTTGTAATTTTCCGTCATTTTCTATGTAACTAATTTTACTATAAAAACGAGTAGCTCCTGCGGGTGCTATTACAATTGTATCTCCATTTACAAAATCTGTAGTAAAAGCAGTAGAAGAACCAGTAATAATATTATCTCCTATACTTCCTGAAATGGTTTGTGAATTAGCAGTAAGTTGAGTAATACCACTATTAGATGCTCCTACTTCTGCCATATATTCAAAATCTAAAGGTATTGAAGTACTTGTTCCTGTAGGTATCTGAGCAGTACTATCCTTTTTAATTTCAACAGCTTTTAAAATGTCTCCACTTGTAGCACTTTCAGATGCATCAAATAATAAGTAAGCTTCTGAATTATTAGCCATACCAGCAAAATCTTGCTGATAAGAAGCCGTATTTCCATTTGAAGGGTTAGTATACATAGTTCCATCTGAACTTTGTAATTGGTAATTTTTACTATCTATGGAAACTGTAGAACTACTACATTGAATATGTTTATTTATTTTTCCATCGTTAGGTATTTTTAATATCTGAGTTCCACTATTAACAATTTGATCGTTTGTTACTTCTAATTTTCTTTGAACTATTTGTGACTTTCCACCATTTATATTAACTGATTGTATTTGAACAATTATTGTTTTTGGCCCATCAAATTCCACAGATAAATAGTTTTCATCTTTAGGCGCTGTTATTTTCTTAAATTTATTTCCTTTTAAGCTATCAATATTATGTTTTATTTCAAAATGACTTAAATGTTGGTACTGAGTCCCATCAGAGTTTAATACTCTACCCCAGTTTATTCTTATCTTATTAGTAGTGCCACTAACATTAGATTCATCATTTAATCCAGAACCAAAAGATTTAAGAACATCTAAAGTTAAAGTTTCTGGTGCGGGAGGAGTTTCTGTAAAGGAAGGTAGTTTATTAGTATCTACTCCTACATCCAGTATATACCCTCTGTCTACTAAATCAAACTTCGAAGAATCATATTTAAGTGCTGATATAGTATAAAGTTTGTTTGTATCTTCTTTTATCTCACTAATTACATACTGCTGTGCTGAGCCGTTTACAATGTCTCCTGCAGCGTCATATTCTCTAATTGCCCACATCGTATCGGCACTTGGTGCTGATGTAAATGCACTACTAACTGTTACTGTAGAAACTGAACTACCAGTTGTAGATATTGTTTGAGTCTCAACTCTTGAGTTTGCATTCCATTCTAGGTCTAAGGCATTTCCAGTGCTATCTACTGCGTTTCTTGCTTGTGCATCAGTTGTTATTTCTACTACTGTGCCGTCTACTTTTGCATGAGTTACTAGGTCTCCTCTTTGATAATTATTTTGTACAGAAGCATTGCCTGTATCGTCATTTATAGTAGCACTAATATTCGATAAATATGCTCCACCTTGTGGGTACATTATAGATAATTTAAAAGTATTACCGCTAGAAAGATCTACATTTCTGTCTAAATTTATTCCTGTAGTTGAGCTAGAAGAAGATAATCTACCAGAGTTAGAAATAACGTCTCTATCTGCGTCTTGTATAAGTATTACATCACCAGGTTTTAAGAAACCAGCATTAATTGAAGATTGAAAAGCTACTGCTTCGGACTCTAAAATTTCTGTAAATAAAGACCACTTACCAAATCTATGGGCTTGACCTCTTGAAGTTGCTCCAAAAGCTACTACGTCTTTAGATACTACTTTCCCTGTTTCTAGTATATTATTTGTATCTTCTACGATTTCAACCGCTTGTTTATACATTGATTGTGGATCATTCCAAGTAACTCTTATTTGATTCGATCTAAACTCTCCTCTAGGAGATGTGTAGCTAAATCCTCCTGTAACATTGCCTTTAGAAAAAGTATAAACAGGTAATTGGTATCTATTTTGAGAGAACTGAATTTGTCCATCTAACCAATATAACATTCCTCTGAAAATTTGAGTTATATCTTTTAAAACTTTTAAAGCATCTGCAGATTCTTTTATATAAACGTTTGCTGTAAATCTTGGTTCTGTTCCTCCTTTGCCATCTGCAACTAATTCATCACAGTATCTTGCTATTTTATATAATTCGAATTTATCTACTTGTGCTTCATCTATATATTTACCAACTCCATATCGTTTATTAGTTACTAAATCATAAAAGACCCAGGCTGGATTATCCGTCCATACTAGTTCATGATTGACGTGTCCTTTTGCAAAAGTAGAAATATCTCCTCTAAAATTACCGTCCCAATTTTGATAAGATCCTGAATCTGCTCCTGAAGAAGGATTTCTGTCATATTCTCCATAAGCTCTGCCTTCTTCTCCTCTTGGAAAATAGTTTGTTGGAACTTTTACTTTTAGTCCTTTAACTTCATAAGAACGGGAAGGTATTTTTGCAAAAGATTCAGCATCAAAAAGCATAGTAGCAAAAGCTGAGTTAGGGTATGCTAATTTATCTGTAAATCTATGTTCTACTGTATCTAAGGTACAAGGTGATGTATGATCATAATCTCTATGTCTTCCTTGAGAAGGATCTACTCTTTGAATTTTTATTTGATACTCTGAAAAAGGTTTAAAAGGTGTTAAATCTATTACAAAACTTTCTGCAAAAGGTGCTTTAGTAAGTGTTCTAACTTTTCCACTATTATGTCCATTTTCCCATGGTCTGGTCTTTTTATTTGTATCTCTAGCGTCTAACTCATCTTGAGTAGGTCCAAACATTAATTTTTCTGTAAATGCTGAATCTCCTGTCTTTTTAAAACCTAACCATATTCTTAATTCACAGTTACCAGGTTTTTCATCTCCACTGCTTGATTTTAAAGCTATCATTTGTGGAAACTTAAAAGTAAGTTTTACATTATCTACTTCTTCTGGGTTAGCTACAGCATTATCAGTTACTATTACTGGTTGGGCTGTGGCATCAGATACAGTTGTATTCCAAGCTCCATTTGTAGTATTATTGTTCGAAGAAAATAAATCTCTAGTTTGTTCTATGGCTTGATTTTTACTTTCTATTACTGCTGCGCTTCCTATGTCTTTAAATCCTTTTAAATAAGGTTGGTTTCGTTGACCGTGCATAAAAGCATATTGGAATCCTTGATAATTATATACAGTATTTTCCCTGCCTATAGATGGAGTAAATACTTCAACCTCTACGTTTGAAGCATTGATTTTTGCTGTTCCTACTGCTCCGAGATCTGCTATAACTGCAGTATTTGCATCAGTAAAACTACTTATAGTTCCTATCTTATCTATGCTTGCTGTTTTGTAAGAAATATCTCTAGGTAAAGGATGTCCGATCTCTACAGAAGTTGCACTAATAAATCTAATAATAGGAGCTACCATAGGTACATTTGAATTTGTTCCTGCTCCTTCTATTCTTATAAAAGGTTTTGGAGTATCTGTATCTATGGGAGTATCTGTTCCTGTAAGGGGATTGATGTCTGAAACGTCTTGTGGTTCGAAGAAAGATGAAGAAGCAGTAATTATAGTAGAGCCCTCAGAACCTGAAATTCCAGTAGACGATCCATTTCCTGTTATTGATTTTTTACCTTTAGGTATTCTTATAAATCTTTTTCCATCCGCTACCGATAAATTTGAAAAAGGGTTGGAAGAGTCTGAGTCTACTAAAGTAGAATTACTTGCTGTAAAAGTAGCATTTTTAATTTTAATTGGTTGATGTTTAGTATCTCCGATAGTTACAGGAGTCTTATCTAAGAATATTGAATTTGTTCCGTCTACTAAGCCTTCAATCGGGCCTTCAGAGATTATGTCGTAAACTACAGCAGTTTGGTTTTCTTGAGGCACATTTATACGTCCTTCTATAGTGGAGCTACTTGTTGATCTTTTAGAGCCTTGTATATTTCCAGATACTCCAGACCCCTCTATTAAATTTAAATATTCTTTTGTTAATCGTGCCATAATTTACCTTTGTGCTGTTCCGTAGTCAGCTCCACCGCCGCCTGTGCCTCCTCCAGCACCCGAGCCCCCAGCTCCTGTTGTGCTTGAAGAATTATAATTATAAGATCCATCTGTAATAAAAGTATAGCCCTGTAGAGTATAATTTGGTAGAGATGTTTCTTCTACTCCAAAGTTTATAACAGAGCCTCCAACTAATAATTGTCCATAAAGTAAAGGAACTGGTACACCCTCTTTTACATTGTTTTCAGGGCCATCAAATAAATAACTTTTTCCTGAAGCTGAAGGAGTATCTGGAGTAAGATATCCCATAACTCCACTCATTGCTAAATTTGTTCCAACTGCTTGAACTGCTTTTGTTGTCATTGCTTTTGCAGTTTCTATTTTTGAGACTTGCTTGGCTGCATCTATTTCTTGCCCTGTAGGTACGGGGCCTCCTGCAACTGTCGTTCCTGTAGAAGCTGCTTCTAACTCTGCTGCTGCTTCTAACTCTGCCCCTTCAAACAACCCATTTACCATATCAGGACCATACATTAATAGAAAAATTCCAAATACTGCTTTTAAAATATCACTGCCCCCCGCACCAGCAGGGATTGGAGTTATAATTATTGTATCTTTTACAGGAGCAACTAAAGCATCAAGTGTTCCATCTACTAAATCTTCTCCATTTTGTATTGTAAAATTTATACCTTCTTCAGCGCAATCTGTTAAGTATTTTTTAAACCCGTTTGTTTGGCAGTCAATAAGACGAAAAACATCA